ACGTAAGATGATAAAGTAACTCTTGAAACTTTAAGTAATTTGAGAATTTCTTTGGATCTCATTATTGCAATTATAATAAATAAATTTATATACTTTTATATGGATTTACTACCCTGATAATAAGATAAATATGAAGAATATCATAGGTTATTTTTTTTTCAATTTTATTATTATTATTCAATAATCAAATATCTTTTGTATGCACTATTTGGATGCAATACATCATTGTAAGAATAAATATTGATTTAAAAAATTGATTTATTATTAATTTAATCCATTTGTATTAAATCAATAATTATTCTAAAAAATGAACACTAATAAATCTTCTAATAACGTTCATCAACTATATTTCAAAATAACTAACGCAGAAGAAAAACATCATAAATTCCAATATTATGATGGACTAAATACATTAAAAGACGAATTTAATGATAATCCTAAAGATTCATGTGTTGCTAGTGGCCTTTACTTTACCTTGTCCCGAAGGGCAGGTTAAGTATTGCAGCTTTGCTGAATACTTTACCGATGTTAACCATATTTTTGAATTTTTGGATTATGGTATTTATTTAAGGGAAGTCACATTGCCAACAGATGATCCTGATTTTAAGATGGTTCAGGATAATAATAATAAATGGAGAGCAAATAAAATTATTTTAGGAGCAAGATATAATTTAGCCGATGTTTCTACATTCCAATATCTAATTGATCATGGTGTTGATATTCTCGCAAATGATGATTCTGCAATAAGATGGGCATCAGAACATGGGCATTCAGAAATTGTGAGATTTTTAATTTCTAAAAATGGCGATATTCATGCTATTAATGATTATGCAATACGATATGCATCAAAAAATGGACACTTGGATGTAATTAAAATTTTAATTAAACATGATGCTAATATTTGCGAGAATAATAATTCTGCTATAAAATCGGCATCAGAATATGGACATTTAGAAATCATAAAAATTTTAACAACATATGGTGCTGATATTCATACTGGTAATAATTATGCAGTAAGATATGCATCAAAAAATGGTTACTTAAATGTTGTTCAATTTTTGATAACAAAGGGAGCCTATATTCATGCAGATGATAATTATGCAGTGCGATTGGCATCATGCTATGGACATTTAGATGTTGTTCAATTTTTAATTTCAAAAGGTGCCAATATTCATGCTAAAAATGATTTTGCAATAAGATGGGCATCTCAATATGGTTATTTAGATGTTGTAAAAATATTAACAGAGCATGGAGCCGATATTCATGCCAATAATAATGATGCTCTTAAATTAGCATTAGAATATGGTCATTCAGAGGTTGCTAAATTTTTAATTTCCAAAGCGGGTAATATTACCTCCTTTAAAGGTTGTTCAATTTATAATTTCCAAAACGGATAATATTATCTTAGTGCCGATAATAATTTAACAATAAAATAGCAGCACAATATAGACATTTAAGTATTGTCAAAATTTTAGCTAAGCATAATACAATTATTAACATAAATTGATGTCACAATAAAATATTCATTAAAAAATATCATAATCAATATTTTTTGTTAAAAAAAGTTTATTTGGCAAAAAATTATTATTGAGGCTATCAGAATTGGATATATTTCATTTTTTATAAATTTAAAAAAATGAAATATATAACAATTTTTTTCTGATTTAAATTTAATAAAAAATGAAATATATCCAATTCTGATAGCCTCATTGTATAAAAAAATAAAAACATTTTTTTCCATAAATCCTTAACACATATAAATACATATACGTACTTAAAAAATATAAACATACCGAAAAAATATATATTATGAGGTCACTTTATGCAACATCAACACGCAAAAAATCAAAAAAACATAAATACAAATTGGGATATCATACGGGTCCAAAAAACCGTTTGTTGTCAAGATATCATACTTATTTAATTAATCCTGTAATATTTTATTTTAAACCAACAGTAAATGCCGCTTTTTTGGAAGCGGATATTTTTAATATTTTGGAAGATTTTATAATTTATGATGAAAATAACAAAAAAACAGAATGGGTATGTTTAGAATTGGAAAAAATTATTGAATGTATAGAAAATTTAATAAAAAAATATAATTTTAATGATGATTCTGAATTAAATTCAAATAATCAAGGCATAATGTACGCATGTAAAAAATGTGGCAAAAAATTCAACAAAAAATCAAATTATGGACAACATATAAATAGAAAAACAAACCGTTCTAATGGAAGTAAAACTAATAAAAAAAATAATAGTAAATGTACGCATTGTAAAAAATCTTTCAGTACAAAAGGTTCCTTGACTAGACATTTTAAAACATGCAAAAGCATAAAACAAAATAATACGGTAAGTGAAAAAAATAATAATACTACAAATAAAAACCCAGCAATTAATGTAATTTTATTTTGTAAGGATGGAATAGAAAATTTAAGTTGCGAAGAATTAATAAAATTACTCAAGTCGAACAAAAAAATAATACTAATTGATAATCCAGAAACCAAATAAACAAAAAATTAAAGCAACAATTGAAAATTTGAAAACATGTAAATCAACCAAAAATAAGTAATATTATTGTACAAGTATTATTATTTATAAATATATTAAATGATGCAAATTTTTTTGTATCATTTAATTGCTTTCTTTTTTTTGTATCATTAATAGATGTTTCGCAAAGTTCATCATAAAATTTGTGTGCTTGGTTTAACGCTCTATCAATAACATCATAAAGTTCATGATTATCTAATAATCCAACTAAATGATATTCAATGTCATCATGATCACATATTTTCCTGTCGTCATGAATACCCATACAACGAATATGATTTGTTGTAACATCATTAAATAATTTATGACGAGAACATCTGTGTTTATTCGCCGCGTGGAGATATACTCTTTCCAAACTTCTGCAATGATAGTTAGATTTATTACTACAATATTGGGTGAGAATTGGTATTCTCTGATTAATATCTGGTTGAACAAGATCATCCACGTATTCTTCTACTTTTGGTCTTTCACAAAGTTTTTCAAATTAACGTCTTGTGCGAATAATAGTTACATTGTCTTCCGAATATAAAAGGCTACCCACATGGTGTCCAGTTTCCCATTCTTTCATGCGTCCAGTACGATGACTAGCAGTTAATATTTTTCCTAGCTTGCGACAATGATAATTATTTGGATTATTGGGATTACGACAATATTCTCCCATTTTTTATTTTTTTTTATTGGTTACAATTCCAATTAGTTATTAGATATTAGGTAATGCACTTTTTAACATATGAATATTTTCAATTTTTTTTGTTATACAATCCAAAGATGCTATTGCGTACATGTTATAAAAATAATCATAGTATAAAAATATATACTAATGGATTATAACAAGTTTTCTATAAACAAATTTAATTTGGACCAAATGGTTCAGAATCCGTCTATATTAATTATTGCCAGACGTAGTTCCGGTAAAAGTTTCATTGTAAGAGAAATTTTGAATCATTACAAAAATATTCCAGCTGGTTTGGTTATTTCACCAACTGATCGAATGAACTCTTTTTATAAACATCTTTTTCCAGATTTGTATATACATTATGATACCAAAGATATTACACTTAAAAAAATTCTTTTAAGACAAGCAATGATGATTGACCGAGCAAAAAATAGTGAAAATGAAATTGATCCATCAGCGGTAACAGTAATGGATGATAATTTGCCAAAAAAAAAATCATGGACCAAAGACGAGAATATAATGGAAATATTAATGAATGGTCGACATTATCAATTGACCACGATGGTAACCATGCAAACACCATTGGGTATTACACCAGATATGAGAGCTAATTTTGATTATATCTTTTTATTAAGGGATGATTCAATGATCAATAAAAAAAAATTATGGAATAACTATGCCGGAATGTTTCCAACATTTGATAGCTTTGAAAAAGTATTCGATGAATGCACAAAAGATTATCGCGCTATGGTAATAGATAATAGAAATCCGTGTGATAATATTCAAGAAAAAGTTTTTTGGTTCAAAGCCAAAGAATGCAGTTTTATGTTTGGATCAAAAGAATTTCAGGATTTCCACACAAAATATTATGATCCATTATGGAATAAAAAATCACTTGACACTGATTATTTGTATGATTATTTTACTAACGAAAATAAGGAATGTCCGGATACGGATTATATGGTCGATTATTTTGCTAATGAAGATAAACTTATTCGTACTCGTTGCAAAAAGAATACAACTAATACTAAAATCAACAAAAACAAATTTAAAAAATATGAAACAAGCACGTCTGAATATAATACATCAATTTGGGATAATGGGAAAATTGAAACGGATTGTGATACCAAAATCAACCATCAAAATCAACCCAACAATAATGAAATAATACAATTAGCATATGATGATCCCACTTATAAATTGCAGGTTAGAGTAACTAATTTAAACAATCACAAACTAATAGAAACACTATGTAACCATATTGTTAGTTTAAAGAGTATTAAAAACTAAATATTTTATTCATAAATTTATTGATAAAATATTTTTATTAATTATCACATTGATGATTTTCAGTATCAGTTTTTGTCAGCAATTTTTTGTCGCAATTATTACAAAACCAAACATAATCATGACTCAATTCAATTGCAATACCAAAAAAATCTACCATTCCACATTTTTCGGGCCAGCAACCAGCATATTGACATCTAAAATCTTTGGTAGAACAAACTGCCTCTTTTAAAGCTTTCATGTGATGATCCTCTAAACGGTACGATTTATATGATCCGCCTCTAACATTATGGATGCTGTATTTTTTCATATATATTTTAGTAATTTCATCCTCGTTTTTATCTGTATTTTCAAATGTTTCAATAATCTCCAGTGGTTTAAACATCCAAACCCAATCATAACAATTTTTATTATTGGCATGTTTTTGGAATTCTTCCTCCAAATCGCCATTAGTTTGGTCTACATAATATTTACCATGGTTTAATTTTAAAACATAAATGATTGCCATTTCACAAAAATAAATTATTCAATACATATTATGCATCAAAATATTAAATATTCAATTTTTAAGTGGAAACCTTGACGGATAAGCTATATTATCATGTTTTACTTTTTCCTTGATGACATTTCTAAAAGTTATTGATATTCGTGTTTGTCTTGGTATTTCTTTATTATCAACAACGTCTTTTTTTCTTGCTGGTATACCATGTTTCCATAAATATCTGGCATCGTCTTTCAAAATATATAAAGATCTTCTTGGAATATATATTTTCTTTTTTTCGGGAATTTTATAAAATTCTATTACAGTACCTGATTCTAAACTGATACCAACAATAGTATTTTGATAATAATCTTTTCTATCAAAATGGGGTTTTAAGCCTTCACCCGGTTTATATTCATTAATAATAATTTGGTCTGGGCGTTCTGTTACAACACCATCTAATATCATCTTATCAATTAATTTTTGGAGAAAATCTGGTATTTTATTAGGTATTGGTATCAAATCATACGGTTCAAAAAGTTCATTTCGATAATTATAATATTGCAGATTTCTTTGATAATCTTTTATCCATACTTTATTATTAATTTGATTTATTAAATCGACTTCTTCGTTTTCGGTTAAATAATTTTTGACTAATGAAAAACCATTAAGATTGATAGAATTCTTGATTTTTTGATTCATTTGAGTCATTTGATTAACTATATTATAATTAGTTAAATTATAATATACTATTCTTAATCCACAGCATCCAATATAAATAATTTAACGTCTGACATACCATAGGGCAACTTGGCGATAAATTGAATGTGAATATTTGTTTTAACTTTTTTTGGAAATTTAAAAATATGCAATGGATTTAATGTATCAATTGTATATTGGCCAAATAATTCAAAAATTATTTTAGGCGAATACGTAATATCAAATCGTGGATGAACATTAGATAATGCATTATTATCTAGCCGTAAATTCCATTCATTGTCTTCATCCACATGGATACATTTTATAATCGTAACATTATCAGCACTATAATAATTTATAAAATAATTAAAATCATGGACGCGGAATTTGAGCCCTAAAAATTCCGGACCAGTATTCATGTTTGGTGGATATTTATTAATACATTTGGGATTCGATAATGCTTGTGAAAGTAGCATTGTAAATGATACATCACAACAATAAATCATAAATCGAATTGTTTGATGATCGTGATTTCAATTTTTTTTTTAATTGTTTGTACTTATGTTTATATTTTAAATATTTGTATACATTGGAATTCTTTGAATTTTGGCCAATTTGATGTTTGGATTTATCAGACAATTTTTTCTTTTTTTGTCCAGCAGTTTTAATTACAAACTCAAATCCTTCGATAGCATCCGGAATTTTACTCCATGTCAAGTAAGCTCCTGATTTTTTATCCTCCAAAACTCCTTTTGCGAATTCTATTACAAAATCAGGAAATTCGCCACCAAGATCTATTAATAGTTTTACAAACCAGTATCTGACATCAACACTAACACTTTCTAATATCTCGGACGCATCTGTATTTGTCAATTTAAAATTTTTTTTAAGACCATCATCAATTAATTTATGGGCTTCTTCAAATCGTCCCTCGTATGCTAATTGATTTATTCTATCCAACCAAATTTTTTTATTAGCTAAATATTTGCTCATTGCTATACTAATAATACACAAATTGAATATCATAAATTAAAATTGATTTGTTATTTATATAACGAATTAATTTTAACAATTATTAACATTAGTGAGCGAAATGGATTACATATTTCCAACAGCCGAAATTGAATACCAAATTATTGGTTATTTGGATCCGATAATAGATTTTAAACAATTATCTTTGGTGAGTAAATATTATCATGAAATTGTTACCAATGATAAAATATATACAGCATTAAAAAAATTTTATTTGGATCCATTAAAAAGTTACCGCATGACAGAATCAAAAGAAAACAATTTTCAGGAAGCATGTGAAGATAACCATATATTAGTAGCCAAATATTTGCAACAAAAATACCTAATTAATATTCATACCAGAAAGGAATTAGCATTTAGATTGGCTTGCGAAAACGGACATTTAGGAGTCGCTAAATGGTTACATTATTTAGGAAAAGAACTTAATTCTCCTATTAATATTCATATTAAGAATGAATCCGCATTTGTATGGACTTGTACGAATGGGCATTTGGAAGTTGCCAAATGGTTACATTGTTTAGGAATCGATATGAATTCTCCCATTAATATACATGCCAAGAGTGAATTAGCATTCAAATCAACTTGTTCGTATGGACATTTGGAAGTTGCCAAATGGTTATATTATTTAGGGACTGACCTAAATTCTCCTATTAATATTCACGCTGATAATGAGTATGCATTCAGATGGACTTGTAACTATGGACATTTGGAAATCGCCAAATGGTTGTATCATTTAGGAGCAGAAATGAATTCTCCCATTAATATTCATAAAAATCATGAAGATGTATTTATATTGACTTGTGCAGCTGGACATTTAAAAATCGCTAAATGGTTATATCGTTTGGGAGCAGAAATTAATTCTCCTATTGATATACATGCCCGTGTAGATGATGCATTTGATTTGGCCTGTAGTGCTGGATATTTGAAAGTCGTCAAATGGTTGTATCATTTAGGAGCAGAAATTAATTCTCCCATTGATATTCATTCTAATAATGAATGCGCATTTAGAAAGTCTTGTAATAATGGACATTTAAAAGTCGCCAAATGGTTGTATCATTTAGGAGTAGAAATTAATTCTCCCATTGATATTCATGCTGATGATGAATGGGCATTTACATCGGCTTGTGGTGTTGGACATTTAAAAGTTGCTAAATGGTTGTATCATTTAGGAAAAAAAATTAATTCTCCAATTGATATCCATGCTAATAATAATGATGCATTTATATCTGCTTGTATAGATGGATATTTTGAAGTTGCCAAATGGTTATGTACTTTAAACAATAAATATCACATTAATATTGATCCTGACACAAACGAAATCGAATATCATATTGATTAATTCATAATATATTCCATCGAGAAAAATATTATACATATTTTTTTTAGTTAATAATTTAAATTATTAGTTAAAAAAACAAAATCTAACCAAATTTTCATTATCTAGAGTTCTTTAGTTCTTTAGTTCTTTGTATTTTGTGGGACTACTATTCATCCACATTACAATAGATGGGAATGTTTCACTCAGAATCGTAATCGGGAAAAACAAAGAGCTACAAAAATTATCGAATGTATTTTGTTGGCATCCATCTTTTACTGTTATCCATTCTTCTTTGACTATGGTATCGTAATCTTTGAATTGATTACTTTTCGAATCATCCAATCTTTTACGCAACAATGCTTTTTTTCCATCATTATAAGTGTAAAAACTCATGGTTGTTACAAATCCTAAACCGTAACCAAGAATTGACCATTTACTCTTTCGGCTCATTTTGCCCCAATTTCTGACGATATTGAAACGCTCAATGATTTTTGTTCCATCTTTGCTGACTGTTTCTGAAGTTTTGATAATTTCGCTTGTTCCTGATACTGAGGATCCCGTTTCCGACATTTTTTTTAGTATGGTGTTCGCTAAAATCGAATTATTAAATCAAATATACATTTGGGCGAAGCAATATATTCAAAAAATCAATTTTTTTAAATAATGTCTGTTAATAAAATATTGATAAAAAATATATTTAGGCACTTATTAAATATATCATAGTATTACAAATCAAATATGACAACAATTGAACCAAATAATAATTCCGAATTAAAAATATGCGCTTGTGTATTTTTAAATACACCCTGTGCAAAATTAAAAAAGACTAATTTTAGAAATAATCACCAAATCATAACATTAAAAAATTTCGATTTTGACAATATTGATGATATTGATGAAACAGATGAAGAAGGACATACTGCTTTAATGCGTGCTATTGAATGTCCAATTATTGATAACAAATTTGATACTATCGAATTATTATTAGCAAACGGAGCAAATATTAATGAAATAAATTATCTTGATGAATGGTGGAATCCTTTAATGTATGCCATTAATTATGGTAATGATATTGAAATAATAAAATTATTATTGGAAAATAATGCAAAACCAAATAAATCTACTGATACCAGTTGTACAGCTTTATTTTTAGCTGTTTATAATGCCGATATTGAATTAATAAAATTGTTATTGGATTATAATGCCGATATTCATCATTGTTTAATGCACAGAGATAGTCTTTTACTCATTGCCTTGGAAAATCCCAAATCAAATAATATCGAATTAATTAGTTTGTTATTGGAAAATGGTGTAAGTGTCGATTATGCCACAATGAATAAAAATATTCCATTACACTCTGCTGTTGGTGAATATGGTAATATTGAAACAGTAAAATTGTTGATTGATTATGGTTCTAAAATTAATAAACTTAATAGTCAAAAACATACCCATTGGATTTCGCTGTAATGAATCAAAGTATTGATTCGGAAATAATCGAACTATTATTGATAAATGGTGCAAAATTAGGAGAATTCGTGGAGGATGATACTGATGACGATGATACCGATGATGATGACGATGACACTGACAATGATGATGATGATACGGGTGATGGCAATGATGATACTGATACTGATGACGATGATACTGACGATGATGATACTGACGATGATGATACTGATACTGATTAATTGTTAAAAAATTGATTAATCATTAATTTAATACAAGTATATTAACTTAATAATTATTTACAAAATGGATTCCAATAAATTATATTTCAAAATAACAAATGCGAAAGAAAAGCATCATAAATTCCAATATTATGATGGTTTGAATGTATTAAAAGAAGAATTCAATGATGATCCACATGCTAACTGTGTTGCTGGTGGGTTTTATTTCACTGATGCTAAACATATTTTTAAATTTTTAAGCTACGGTATTTATTTAAGGAAAATTACATTACCAATAAATGATCCTGATTTTAAAATAGTACAAGATAAAAATAATAAATGGAGAGCTAATAAAATAATATTAGGAAAAAGATATAATTTAATAGATGTTTCTACATTTGAATATCTAATTAATCAGGGTGTGGATGTCCATACTAAAAATGATTATGCAGTAAGGTGGGCGTCAGAAAATGGACATTTAGACGTTATTCAATTTTTAATTTCAAAAGATGCCGATATTCGTGCTAAAAATGATGATGCTTTAAAAAGAGCATCTGAAAAAGGACATTTAAAAGTAATTCGATTATTAATTTCCAATGGTGCTGATATTCATGTTGATAATAATTATATTTTAAGACGTGCAGCAATTAATAACTATTTGGATGTTATAAATTTTTTGATTGAATGTGGGCTAATATTCGTGTTGGAAATAATTCGATATTAGAATGGGCATCAACAAATGGACATTTAGGTATTGTAAAAATCTTGATTGAACATGGATGCAATATTCATGTTGAAAATGATTTTGCCATTAAAAGCGCATCGAAAAATGGTCATTTAGAAGTTGTCAAATATTTAATTTCCAAAAATGCTAATATTCATGCCGATAATGATACTGCTGTAAGATTAGCATTAAAATATGGACATTTAGAAATTGTTAAAGTTTTGATTGAACATGGAGCTAAAATTAATTGAAAAATTGATTAATTATTAATTTAATCCAATTAAATTAATAATTAATCTTATAATGAATTCCAATAAATTATATTTTAAAATAACAAATGCAATAGAAAAACATAATGGATTCCAATATTATGATGGTTTGAATGTATTAAAAGAAGAATTCAATGATGATCCCAAAGCTAGTTGTGTTGCTGGTGGATTTTATTTTACTGATGCTAAACATATTTTTGAATTTTTGGATTATGGTATTTATTTAAGAGAAATTACATTACCAACAAATGATCCTGATTTTAAAATAGTTAAAGATAAAAATAATAAATGGAGAGCGAATAAGATAATATTAGGAAAAAAATATAATTTAGATGATGTCACAACATTTAAATATTTAATAGATCAGGGAGCGGATATTTATATTGATAATAATTCTGCAGTGAGATGGGCATCGGCAAAAGGACATTATAATATTGTTAAATTTTTAATTTTAAGACGTGTCAATATTTACGCCGAAAATAATTTTGCGATAAGAGCAGCATCAGAAAATGGACATTTAGATGTAATAAATTTTTTAATTATTCATGGAGCCCATATTCGTGCCAATAATGATTATGCGTTAAGATTAGCAGCCGAAAAAGGACATTTAGAAGTAGTTAAATTATTAATTTTCCATAGTGCAAATATTCATGCCGAAAATGATTATGCACTGAGATGGGCATCAAAAAATGGACACTTGGAAGTTGTCAAAACTTTGATTGAAAATGGTGCTAATATTTATGCCAATGGAAATATTGCTGTGTTGTGGGCATCAGAATATGGGCATTTGGAAGTTGTTAAACTTCTAATTAGTCATGGTGCTAATATTCATGCCAATAATAATTATGCTTTAAGATATGCATCAAAAAATAATCATTCAGATATTGTGAAGTTAATTAGCGAACATAGTGCTAATATTAAATACAAAAGAAAAATTGAAAAAGTATAAGCTTAACAATATTATATCCGAATAACCACCAATAAACATATTCGAAAATAGTAAATTAATGGACCAACCAAAATATCTGAATATGAATGAATTAGATCCGAATCGTGTTGTTAATTTTATAAAATGGGTACCCGATTCCGATTCCGAAGAAAATATGGTGAGATTATATCAAAAAATAGGCATGTTACCATTAACAAATAATGATAACAATATGTATCACAAATATTGTGGATTCAATAAATTCACAGAGAAACTATTTAGTATTCCAACAAAAGAAAATGGCTGGTTGTCATTATTAGAACAAATGCTCGAAGAATTTAATGAAAATAATGAAAACGATGAAACATTGGAAGATTTTTTCAAGCATTTTTACGAAAATTTTCGTAAGCGAGTTTTAAGTACAATGTGTAATCCTAATGTATCGGAATTTACCAATGATAAACGAATCATGTTTGATGATATATATGTTGGTTGGAAATGTTATTCCACATTGGACAATTACAGTATTGGATTTGTGGTACCCATCAATGAATTAAAAAATAAAGCACATATTTATGGTAGAACACCACGTATAATATCAGACTCCGATGATGATGATGACAATACTGATGATAAAAAATTTTTTAATAAATTAATTAGTGAATACGAACCAATAGAAATTTTTATTGGAAAAAGTAAAGTTAATGAAATGACAACTTTTAGTGGTGGTTATGGTGATAAATGGAATGGTAATAGTATATTATTGCGAATCAATCCGTTGAATCAGAATGATGATAAATTTCATTATGTACATATCGGTACAGTTGTATTTGAATTTATGACTGATGAGAAAATAATCAAATATGTTTCATCAGTTGGTAATAATTGTGTGCCATATCCTTACGCCGAATCGGAAAATTGGTGCTATTGTATGAGCGAACAGTGCAAAACTCCAATTGGCCAACATCCTAATAGAAAAAATGTTGGTAATATATCATTTATAAACAATGTTGAATATACACCAATAGACAATTTAAAAATAATAGCCGAACGTGATTCTCTTGTATGTAAATACGCAGCATCCGCAAAAAAGAAAACCAATTGTTTTAGATTTCTAGAACCTGTTGAAATGAAACTAATGGAAAACACTTGCGCATATCAATCTCTGCCAGCAGTTCAAAATCTCGAATCTAGACAATAATACAATAATTTATTTATTAACACAATAAATAAATTATTAGTGACCCAATCAATAATTATTCTAATAAGTTGTTACATTTATAACATCTTTGTTCCAAGTAATCAACATAATTTTTTTTTAAATCATCAAAATAATCACACCATTTTTTTTCAGCATCAGTATTATTCAAAAAAAAGACCTTGTTTTCTATGATTAAATTTTTAATTTTGTTGGCTTCACATAATTCCACTGAACGAACAGATAAATCCCATTTTGTTACATTATCGCTGCGTATATCGTAATTATATTTTTTTAAAAATTCGCTTCTTGGTGAATTGTTTAGTAATAATGAAAATATAATATTTCCACCGATATTATTTTTTTCGATATATGCATATCTTCTTCCTTTAGTGACAAAATGAATTGCCGGTTTGTGTTCTAATTTATCAGTGCGAAAACAAATTATTTTTCCCACAAATGGCTCCATATCATCCATAGACGATATTTGGTGAACTTGTTTTGCTCTTTTTTTATCACATTTCATTTCGGCTATTATTTTTTCTTTCAAATATAATAGCCCTGGATTATCTTTTCTATAATACGACATGATGAGGCTTACTATTTAGGTTGAATTAATGAATCCTTATTATATTCTAATTTTCAATTTTATTTAAAAAATTGATTAATTATTGGTTTAATTCATCCATATTAAACTAATAATTATTCTTGAAATGAATTCCCAGAAACTATATTTCAAAATAACAAATAAAAAAGAAAAACATCATGAATTCCAATATTATAATGGATTAAATGAGTTAATAGACGAATTCAATGATAATCCAAATAATATGTGTATTTATAATAATTGCTATTTTCCGAATGGTCTTTATTTCACTGATATTGATCATATTTTGGAATTTTTAGAATTTGGTGTTTATTTGCGGGAAGTCATTTTGCCCACTGATGATCCTGATTTTAAAATGGTTCAAGATGGTGACAATAAATGGAGCGCGAATAAAATTATTTTAGGAAAAAAACGTAATTTATGTGATGTTTCTACATTTGAATATTTAATCGATAATGGAGCAGATATTCTTGCTGCTGATAATTGTGCGATTAGATGGGCATGTACAAATAGGCATTTAGAAATTGTCAAATTTTTAATTTCGGAAGGTGCCAATACTCGCGCCAAAGATAATTATTCAATAAGATACGCTTCGGCAAATGGGTATTTGGAAATTGTCCAATTATTAATTTCCAATAGTGCTATGGTTCATGCCAAAGATAATTATGCTATAAAATGGGCATCAGCAAATGGGCATTTAGATGTGGTAAAAGTTTTGGTTGAAGCTGGAGCCGATATTCATGCTGAACAAATTTTTGCCGTAAAAATAGCATCCGAGAATGGACATTTAGATGTTGTTCAATATTTAATTTCATGTGGTGCTAATATTTATGATGGTGATAATTACACACAATGGATATTAAAAATGTTACCCAATTTTTAATTAAAAAAAATTGATTAATTATTAACTTAATTCAATCGAATTAAGTTAATAATTATTCCCACAATGGATTCTGATAAAATGAATTCTTCAGATTTATGCAAATCTTCGAATAACGTCTCTCAAATGTATTTCAAAATAACGAACGCAGAAGAAAATCATCGCGGATTTCAATATTATGATGGTTTGAATGTACTAATCGGTGTGTTCAATAGTGATCCATATGTTTCATGTGTTGCTGGTGGTCTTTATTTTTCCGATGCTGAGCATATTTTAGAATTTTTAGAATATGGCATTTATTTAAGAGAAGTTACGTTACCAACAAATGATGCTAGTTTTAGAA